TAGATCCATTTTCTACCTATGAAAGTATTTCTAGAATATTAGAGATTGTTGATATTGAGCTTGAAATTCATGCTCATGATGATCTTGGATTAGCAACAGCAAATACCTTGGCAGCTTTAAAAGCTGGAGCTACTCATGCTAATACCACAGTAAATGGACTTGGCGAGCGTGCCGGTAATGCTGCACTAGAAGAAATAGTCATGGGCGTTAAGCATCTCTATAACACCGATAGTGGGATCGATCCAAAAGCCTTACTTGGTATATCACGGCTCGTCGAGAAAGCCTCAGGGCGCAGTGTAGCGACTAATAAGAGCATTGTAGGTGCTGGAGTCTTTTCTCACGAGGCTGGAATTCATACTGATGGTTTGGCTAAGAATATTTTGACATATCAAGGATTCGATCCGGCTGAACTTGGCCGGACACATTCGATAGTACTTGGTAAGCATTCTGGGTCTCAGGGTATTCGTAAAGCCTATGAGTTGCTTGGATTATTTCCTACTGAAAGACAAGTTAGATTGTTATTAACTGATGTTAGAAATCATGCTATGGAATTTAAATGTGAACCCTCTGAACAAGATTTGAAAAGATTTCTTTTTGCTATACGATAAATACTTGGCACACTATAATAATACGCCAATGAAAGTATCAGATATTTTTCTCCTTGCCGAATCTAAAGAAATTATGACAGTCCTAGCTCGTCCATTAAATAAAATGGAAGCTAAACTAGCTCAAGAATTCCAAGGTCTATGTTCAGTTATCCATGATTATATTGTTGGTGATAAATCAAAAGAATCATGGACCGATCAACATGTTAAAGAATTAATTAGGTCCCTTAAAAAATTCAAACGTTTCACATTTATGGACCATGCTATCAAAGAACTAGAAGACTGTATTTCTGCATTTGGTAAGATGGGACAAGCTCGTGAGAATATGGTTAAGCATCGAACTAAGATGAATAAACATTCAGATGATATTCTTGCTGCTATGTTAGCTGGAGATTTAGATAAAGTTCATGATGTTTCGACTGCATTAGGTGCACTATTAGATCAAATAGATGCACACGTAGATGTCAACGAGAAAGCAAAACGCCAAATGAAACAAACTTTCACTAGAGAGAATATGGGTTTCTTTAGTGGTGGATCAACAGATATTATAGATATCATTGATGGCAATATGTATAAAAAGATTATCGAACTTGATTTCACAAGTGATATTTTTACATACACAAATTTCCCAGTTAATAAGATGGCTGAAAATCTAAAATATCTTATCGCATTTATGCTCAATTTGTCAACCACTGATAAGCCAAAACGAATTGATAGTAATGATGAATTTAGAAAATATTTAATGTTATCTAAAGCAGGTAGTGATTCATATAAAACATTAATGGATCTAGTTCAAAATTATCTTCAATCAAATAATAAGACCTTGATTCCTAAAATTATGTCTTATATTGAAGATCATCCTGAAATCCGGGATGCTAATAATAAGGCTAAAAAGAAAATTAAAACAGTTTATCGTGGAGTTCCGGCTGATAAAGACGAACGTACCATTTCATCAGCCAAAGCAGTATTATTAGATAAAAAAGAAAAAGTTGTTGCTACCTCGCCAAGTAAACATGCTGCAATGAATTTTGCTCTTCAAAAAGGACATCTAGATTCAGTACGACGTTCTGAACTTGGTTATCTAATTGAATATGAAGTTGATTTTAATTCGATTGTATTAGTAACATATATACTTGGTACTGCTTACAATGAAAAAGAAATTTTAATAGATGCAAGTAAAGCTAAAGTTGTACAAATAGAGGAAGTATAATGAGTGAAAACAAAGCATTTAAAGTTAATACATATGGAACTAGCCCCTTAACAATATTTTCTTCCATGGACAATATTACATTAAGATTTGGTAGTGAACTTCCAACAGAAATAGAACATCCATTTAAAGATACATTTGATGTATATGTTGACTCTAGAGATAAAAATTGGAAAGAATTGGAAAGAATTATGAAGCATAATGGTGCTTCGGATAAAGAACTTGAAGAAACTAGAAAAAAGTTTAATAGTGAATCTTTAGCAGAATTAAGATCTACTCATAGAGATTTAATGAACAACAAAATAAAAGAAGTGACTGCTGTATTATCTAAAATGAGTATTGCTTTTACTAATGTAGCCAAACAAAAATTACTTGAAGTCATACATACTTCCGACGAAGCTAATAAAAAATTAGAAGAAAGTATTGCTGAACTTGCTAAGAGCTACGCCAACCAATGAAAGTATCAATATGAAAACATTTAAACAATTTTTGAGTGAAAGTAAACAATATCCTCCAGAACAAGTTATTGCAGCTTTCACTCAATTGTATAAAGAAACTGGTAATTCTTTAGATGGTGGAGAATGTGGAGATGCCGCATTCATGTATCATCTCCTTAATTCTGAGTTCGAGTACTATGGAATTCTAAGTGATGATGAAGATGAAAACTTAGCTCATATCGTAGTCAAGTATAATGGCAAACTCTATGATGGGCAAGGCGAACTGAATGACAAATATGAATACCAACCAGTCAAATTCAATAAAGGCTCTAATTTTCATACAAGCACATATGAAGACGATGCTGGCCATGAATCTGCTGTTGGCGGCGGTGATGGGCATGGCCAACCACATGATAAAGCAACATACAGAAAACTCTTGGCCATCTTAGAAAAATAACAAACGTAAAATACCTTTTGTGTTATAATATTCACATAATTAAAATAATAAATTTATGATATCGAATTTGTATCTCTGCATTTTTGTAACACTTCTGTTTGTGATCTTTCTTTCATGATCTTAATTTAAGAAATTTTTTAGGGACTCCAACCCTTTAATTAAGACGTTCAATATGTGCGTGCGTGGAGTATGAAAGCGTATGTGCTACAGGCCTTAGCACACTAGTAATAGTAAATTATGGCGGCCCTCTCGACATTATAAAAACTAAAGTCATCCGAGCTTCGGGGCACACTGATGTAAGCGCATCAGAAATAAACAGCAAAACTCTTTAAATCCTTCCCTAACGGGTATTCATTGTGGTACGTTCCACTGCTGATAATTGGCGGCCAAAATTCGACCTTCGGTAAGTCGAAATATACTGTCGTCCGCTTTACGACTATTCACCACAGACCATTTTGTCAATAGAATTTCGTAGCAGAATCTTTTTGATTCTGAACTTTTTCATCCTATATTCTTTCTATTATAGGTGATAGAGAAGAAGCTCGGCTATCCCGAAAATACTAATAAATAAAAGAAACATAAATTAAACATAAATTAAAGTAACAGAAATATTATCTGAAGCAACTCGACCATATGGTCGAGTTGGGCTAAGAGCGGTGAGTACAAGGCCAGAATAGTTCTTGGGGAAATATATGATATTAAGAATGATCATGAATTTTCTAAAGATGTCCTAACTAAGCTACAGAAACAAGCCAAAGAAAAATTAGCTAAGATGGCTGAAGAACATCCAACCCACCTCATGTTCAAAGATGTAAAAACCGCATCTGAATATATGAAAAAAATGGAGCTTCCAAATTGGCCATTGGCTATAGAAAAGGCTACTGGTAACGGATGGGGTCCTAGTCGCAAAACTGCAATTACCTCTGGTGATGTTAGTATGAAAATTCCCGGATATGAGGATATTAAGATCACTGATATGGGTGATGGTAAGATCATGGTTCATGTTGATGCTACAACTGGCCGGACACTTGGAGCAATTGGCGAGGTTGCCTATCTTGACAATGCAGAGCATGATAAAATCAAGACTCTGGTGAGTGATACTACTTTAAATGAATTGCAAAAAGATTCATGGAAGGTGCGCAGCATTATCAGTAATCAAAATGAATTGTGTGATTGCCTTAATGGTGTAAGTGGTGTGTGGAATATTAAAGATGATTATAGCCCTGCTCCCACGATTTATAGTTTTGAACAAATGCAGGAAAAACATGATGCACTGAGTGCCAAACTTGAACTGGTTGAAAAACTAAGTAGCCTTATACTAGGACAAACTGTGGTTTTCAAAATTCAGGAATTCAATGGATTTGAGTGTAACTTTTATGAGTCTAATTTTTTTAAGCATTTAAAAAATTTTTATATGAACTAAAGCCTGCAATTCTCATTGCAGGCTTTTTTATTTTTTATCATGATACATTGCTATATGTATGGTATAATGGACTATTCCATTTGATTTATAGAGGCACACATGAGCATTCATCGTTACCAGTTTAGTGGTGTTCTGGCTCAACCGGCGAAGGTTGAAAAAACTGCACTTTTTTCAGGCAAACTGCTCGATCTTCAAGATGCCTTTGAAGTTATTTTTGATAATTCCAAACATCCCGCCATTGCTGCCAAAATGACTAAGGCATTGCGGCGTGAACTTAAACGTGAACAGGAAAAACTGGCGACCATCATGACCCCCGATATTATTTATGGGGTGACATTTAATGGACAAACTGGAGAGGCATTTGAGGTGCCCTATGGGCAAGCTCCAAAACGCACTATTTATACTGATGAACAGTTTGAAATCATGAACAAACTGATGCACGATAAACTTAAGGTCATTGAAGAAATGCTAAGCTTGCTGCTTGAACAGAGTATTCATTTTACATTGAGTCAGATTAACGACATGGAATACTGGCATTAATTTGTATCAATTACACTTAAGTATCATTTTTACATCTTTTTTTTATAAAATGGAATTAGTTAAAGAATTATTGTTGTTGAATGAAGCTTCAACGGCTGGAAGAGCTTGGGAAGGCAAATTGAAAAAGATTGATGCGCTTTTAGCATGGATGTATGACAAAGACATTCTTACAAAGGGCGAAAAGGCTAAAAAGGATTCGATCTTTAGAGCATACTATCGTTATTACAATGATGGCGATATGCCAAAATCTTTAGCATTAAAAGGATTTAGCAAATACTCAGATAAAGGTTCTATAGAAAAAGCATTAGAAGCATATCTAGAAGATTTTATCAAATCATTACTAAGCAAATATCTACCTAAAGTAGATAGAGCAGAATTTAGAATTGACAAAATGCTTTCTGATCTATCAACTGTTATTGATGTTTCTGAAAGACATGATGCTCACGGCCTGTTAGAGTATTGGTTAAAGACTGTAAAAATTAATGATCCGGAATTAATTTTATCGAAATTAGTAGATGAATTAAAAGAACAATACGACAAGGTAAAAACGGAAGCTGATTCGATTTCTCCATCTACAGACAATCTAGTCATGTCTCATAGACTAGAAAAAATGAAAACAGCAGGCGAGTCAACAAAAACACTTGACAAAAATTGGAAAGCTTGTGAAGATACTATCGATGAAATTACAGCATTCTTAAAAAATCTAGTTGATTCGTTAAAACAACTTAAGAAACAAAAGTTTGGTGAATCAGCAGAATAAACTGATGTCTTTCAGGATCCATAAATAATCTTTTTAAGGATTGTTTATGGAAAATATAGAATACACAAGACTGCCAATAAATGAGCTTCGCAAATGTCAAGCTGACCCAGTTCACTTCATTTCAAAGTATTGCAAAATAGTAAATAGAGATAAAGGTTTAGATTTTATTAATTTGAATGACTCTCATATAGCAATGATTCGTGCAATGCAAGAAGGAAATGCTATCATTGAGGCTCCAAGAATGTTTGGTAAGACGACAATTGAATGTTTATTTGCTCTTTGGTATGCGATATTTTACTACGAAAAAAATATTTTATTAGGCGCACATAATTTTCATGCATCAGTTTACATGATGGAAATTATAAAAATCGCATATCAACATCTTCCAGATATGTTTAAGATTGGCATAGTACAGCAAACCAAACAGAACATGAGGCTAAAGTTGCTAGCGGATTAAGAGCATATATGTTATACCAGTATCTTGAAGCCCATCTTCCAGAATATTTAGCTAAAGTCAGTAAAAATGCCAGTAAGATTGTCAGTACTAAAAAGAAGGCATCCCCGCAATCGATAAAGTCAAAATCACAGATGACGCACATAAAGAGTATGACACTCTGATGAACCGTTTAAAAAAGAAAAGTGGAAAATAAATGAAAGTAATGAAATGAAATTCTAATCGAATGCTTTGATTAGAATTTATTTTAACAAGTCAAATGATGGAAGCAAATCATGAAGGTTGCATTCCACAGATCCAGTTGATTGCCAATCGAAGCAATGACTACAACAATACCAACACCAAGACAGAAGTCACGAGCAATGGCTTTTAATTCTTTCATGATTGAACTCCATGTTTAAGTTAAAGAAATTATAACTTGATATTTTTGGAATGTACATCAATTTTTGACATCACTTTCCTGCCATATAAATAAATCTATCTAAAAGGATTTATTTATATGCTACCAATAGGGTATTCTGAAGAACTTATTAATGAGTTTTTCCTCTGCGAAACAGACCCAGTTTATTTCATCAACAAGTATTGCAAGTTTCAACATCCAATTAATGGATTGGTGTCTATCAATCTATACCCATACCAAATTGATTTAATCAATGCTATGCATCGTGGCAATATTATTTCTATTGGGCCAAGACAGGTTGGTAAAACTCTTATCTCTGCACTATTTTCTCTTTGGTTAGCAATCTTCTGGCCCAGCCAAAATATCTTGATTGGCACAATCAATGTCAATAATGCACAACACATAATGAGCATTATTAGAATCGCACTCAAGGAATTGCCAACATGGTTAATTCCAAAAGTAAATATTAATACAATGCAAAAACTGGAATTTTTTAATGGTTCCAGGATTATATCTAATGCATGCTCCTCCGATAATTTTGGTAGAGGAATTAAAGTATCATATTTAATTTTTGATGAATTTTTATTTGTTAGGAAATCTGTTCAGCAATATTTACTAGGTAATATTGGTTTAACTTATGACCGAGGTGGCAGTGTTGCAATCTTATCTACTATGTCTGATGATGATGAAATCGCTAAAACACTGTGTGATAGTTCGATATTGGAACAGTGTCATATTAGATGGGATGAGCATCCTGAAAGAGGACAAGAATTCAAAAAAAATATGATGGCTGTACTTGGACAGAAAGCCTGGTATAGAGAGTTTGAGTGGGACTTAGATAATGGCGAATGATTATTTAAAAGCGCCAAATGCTCTTTCTGAATATACACCAGAATTAATCCAAGAATTAGTTAAGTGTAAGAAAGATCCTGTGTACTTTATGGAGAATTATGTTTACATACAACATCCGGTAAGAGGGAAAGTAAAGTTTATTTTATACCCATATCAAATAGATATGGTTAAACAACTGCATGCCAATAAATTTAATATTCTGAAAGTTGGGCGTCAACAAGGTAAAACATTGACTGTTGCAATTTATTTCTTTTGGTTTGCTATTTTCCATTCGGATAAATTGGTTCTTGTTGCTAGTAATAAATTCAGTAATGCTATTGAAATTATGCAGAGAATTCAATATGCGTATGAAGAACTTCCACATTGGCTGAAACCGGGTGTTAAGAGCTACAATAAGACTTCAATAGAATTTGATAATGATTCTAGAATGATATCACAAGCGACAACAGCTAATACTGGTCGTGGTCTTGCTTGTGCTAAAATTTTCATTGATGAAATTGCTTTCGTTCGTAAATCTATTCAGGAAGATTTATGGACTTCGATGGCGCCAACATTATCAACTGGTGGCGATTTAATTATTTCATCAACGCCTAATGGCGATAATGAATTGTTTGCTACCTTATGGCGCGGCGCAGTTCTTGGGACAAATGGGTTTACTCCATTCGAAACTTCGTGGGATGCACATCCGGAAAGAGATGCGACGTTCAAAGATAAAATGATTGGCCAAATTGGCGAATTGAAATTTCGCCAAGAGTATGGATGTGAATTTTTATCATCGGATCCATTATTGATTAATTCAATTAAGCTCCAACAACTTAAATCTTCTATGCCTATTATGGAAGATCGCGGATTTAAATTCTGGGGTGAGGTCGATGTCAGAAATTCATACTATGTTGGTGTTGATATTTCAGTAGGCGTCTCTGGGGATTATTCGACTATCCAAGTTCTTGAATTTCCATCAATGAAACAATTCGCTGAATTTAGATCTAATACAATTACACCGCAACAATTGTATGCCAGAATCAAATGGATACTGACTTATCTAAAGGCACCTAAGACTGATCGAGGAAAGTCCCCTGAGGTCTACTGGAGCTTCGAGAACAACGGCGTTGGTGCTTCTATTGTTGCACTATACCAAAATGAAGACAAGTTCCCTGACGCCGTCCTGCTTAGCGATGATGATCGGATTGGAATGAATACTTCAGCCAAATCCAAATTACTAGCTTGCCTAGAATTAAAACGATTAATAGAAAAAACTACTGGAGGTCTCACTGTTAATTCTGAATTACTATTGATGGAACTCAAGAATTATATTTCGAATGGTAAGACAACATATCATGCTAAACCCGGTGCAACAGATGACTTAGTAGCAGCCATGTTGATTGTTATGAATGTATTAAAGAAAGCAGCGGATTATGAAGAATCAGTATTTGAGATGATGTATTCGACTGAGGATGATGATCTTCTTGATAGCGATGATCCTTATGGTAATGAAGCTGCACCAATGATATTTTAAAAG